CCTAATTTATAATATTATATATATGTCAAAACTACATGAAGATGACTATTTGACACACCTCAAAGTATAGGGCTCACACACACTTGAAAAAAAAGCTTTTTCTATAGGTTTTTATCACTTTTTGCTTGTATTTTAACGCTAATAGTGTTATATTCGAGGATTGCACAGCAAGCTAGATTAGGATGAATTACCCAGAAAAAATGCATTTATTTGCCTTTTTTGCTTGTAACTGTCGTTTTTTCTTCGTAGCTTTGTATATGAGTTAAAGAGATAAAACAAAGATTTAAGAAGAACATTATGGCTAAGACTTAATCTCTTCGCGGTGTTCTTCGATAGTGGGACTAAGGTTAAGAGCCACTGCTAGTCAAAGACTTCTGGAGTCCCCAAGACATCTGACCGAAAGGGGCTGAAATGCTGGGTTTGGAAACCGCAACTGAGTAAGGTCAGGCTTTGAAAGGCCCATGATAGAGAACTAATCACTCTCTTAGGTAAGTGGCGTCAGAGGACGAAAAGGAGTGATTGCCCGAGTAGTCCGTTAGTATGGCTGGGGGGTTCGAGTCCCCCCTCATCGATTCAGAAGTCGGAACTGAGACAAATACCGACAAAGATTTATTAAAAAAAAGGCGAAATAACGAAAATAATGCTTGTTTTATTCATTTATTATTCGTAGCTTTAAGTGTTAAATAAGGAGAAAATATGACAAAAAGGAAAAACCCATCACCAGGCGTAGTCGTCAAGATTGAGAAATCTGGTAATAGATACAACGCTTGGGATAAAGATGGAGTAAAATATACCTCGTATATCAGAACTGGTACGAGGAAATCAGCATACATGAAAGGTAAGGCTCTTGAATGCCGAGAGGGCAAGGGTGGAAGAATCTATTGGTGGAAAGTACCAATGGAACAATTCGGTGCGGTATCACACGTACCTGATGCTCCATCTGATGTAGAGATACCTGATGGTCATGAGGCTGTAGTAGATTTTATTTCTAATTCCTATGGACTAAAACCGAAAGGTTTGGTCATGAAGGAACTTAAGTGGAAGTACCTCATAAGGTCAGCCGTCAGAGGTAAGAACATTATGATGACTGGTCAAGCCGGTTGTGGAAAGACAATGGCTGCTAAGTCACTCGTCAATGCTCTTGACAGACCTGACTTCTACTTTAACTTGGGTGCGACTCAAGACCCGAGGGCGTCCTTAATAGGTAACGTTCACTTCGACAAAGGTAAGGGTACTTACTTTTCTGAGTCACTATTCGTTAAAGCCATACAGACGGAAAATGCCGTTATACTCTTAGATGAGTTGACAAGGGCACATCCTGATGCTTGGAATATCTTGATGACTGTTCTCGACTATGGTCAGAGATACTTAAGACTTGATGAGTCTGATGGTCAAGATACTATCAAGGTCGCTGATGGTGTGACATTCATCGCTACGGCTAACATCGGTAATGAGTACACCGCTACTCGTCAGCTGGATAAAGCCCTCATGGATAGATTCACCGTTATCGAGATGGACTTACTTAATGACGAAGAAGAGCTTGGTTTACTTAAGTACATGTTTCCGACTGTCGAAGAAAGTGAACTAAAAAATATTTCGTCCATTACCCACCTTACTCGTGTTGAGGCGGCTAATGATAATCCTCGTATTACGAGTGGTGTGTCGACAAGAACCTCAGTAGAGATAGCTGGGTTACTCTTCGATGGATTCAATCTAATGGAAGCTGCCGACATCACCATCTACCCTCAGTATGACGCTACTGGTGGTGTTGACTCGGAGAGAACATTCGTCAAACAGATAGTACAGAAGTTCGTGTCTGATGGTAGTGAAGAAGAGTTGTTCACCGACCACGAGATAGAGGACAACGACTAAAAGACATCGCCCAACCTCCGAGGTTCTCATGACATAATGTCACGAGTTAAAAGGCCTCCGAGGTGGGCGACTCATAATTAAAGCGATACTTTAAGGTTGGTGTTAATCTCCTTTCACCGACCTATCGCTGTACCCCCAATCTTCATTCGGTTTTCCAAACAGTTAAAGCGATACTTTAACAGCGCTAGGGTGGCAAACATTTTGCTGTCAATTTTTTACCTATGGATCCTTTTTATATGTCTAGCGACATAGGATATCGTGTCGGTTTGATATTTATTATTGGAAGAAGGGCATAGAAGAAATGGAAGAAATAAAAAACCTTGTAAATGAGTATAGTTGGTTATTAGTTACTGGCATAGCTTTACTCTTATTTAATAATACCATACAGGAATTAGTGGATGGTATTATGATATTCTTAGGTAATGACTATAATGAGGATGATGTTGTAGAGGTGGATGGTTCACCTGGTCGTATCGTAAGAGTAGGGATGTGGAAGACTGTATTCTTTATATATCATATAGTAAACGGTAAGATAGTGGGTGGTAGTAAGTTAGTTGTAGCGAATAGTAAACTGAAAGACCTTAAGATAGAGAAACCTTTACCAAATCTCGATTTATCTAAGTATCAAGAAGATTAAATTTTACATTATAATATTTATTAGCGATTAGCTTAATAATCCACAAACCGAAGTAGGAGAATCACATGAAGCGACTTATGTGTTTGTTACTTGTTGGATTGACATTTGCTAATGTAGTAGATAGTCAACCACCTATACCAAAGACACCATTTGAGTTATACTCTCATGAACTACCATATACACCGAAAAAAGGTAAGATAGTAGTTTCATTTATGATAGACGAAAATGGTAAAGTAGACCAACCAAAGATACTCGATACCTTTGACCGATACCTGAATCGTATTGTTATAGACAAGTTAAGACAAACAAAATACAAACCCGCGTTACAAAATGGAAGACCTGTTAGAGTAAGATATCAGTTACCGATAATATTTAGATAGGACTTTATAACCAAAGGGATGGCACAAGTAGGTATGCCATCCCTTTTTCTTTTACCTACTTACGAAATAAACCCACCAACACCAATAAAGCGACAAGTCCAGCAAATCCGGACTGACCGAATGTACTGATAATTGATGTTAGGTTTCCAATAACTTTGACACCAAAGACACCAGTTCCAAAGATTACTTCGGACACAGCACCTATAGCTACAAAAGACATTAGTAAATGAGCTATGTCATCTACATATCCCTTGACCATTGTTATTACTTCCTTCATGTTTATTCTCCGTTAGTTAAAGGAAAAAGTAGAGGACTTTCCTCTACCACTAATAAATAACTCTATTTTATGTAAAAAAAGACTTGACACGAATATATTTTTTTTGTATATTATAGGTATGAAAGAAATTATTTGGGCAATAGTTGCTATCGGTTTTATCACTGTATCTACAGATATAATCGAATGGTTAGCAGATAAAGTACAAGACAAGTTTAATAAATGATAATGTTAGAGATACTATTGTATGTTATATTTACATACGCATTTTATCAACTAGCTAAAGAATTAGAAAGGGACATACACGAATGATGACAGCATCTTTATATTTTTTAATGGGAGTTATTGCTCCTTCATTTCTCAATCTACTACACTTGGTCGTTGGTGTTTATGTAGTTAATGCTAGAGGTAGTGTTATGTCGTTAGGGTTTAGTGGTATTAGTTTCCTAACCAAATCTATGGGTATGATATTCTTTACTTGGTTAGGTGTTACTATAGTAGGATTGGATTATAGAATCTTTGTTCCCATACTATGTTTTTTCTGGTTCTTTTCTCATCTAGCAGAGGCCTTCGTGATACAACATTACATACAAAAAAACGTACCACAACATTTACAAGATTTACAAATTAAATAGGAGAGAGTTATGTTTGAATATTATTTAGTCGGTGGTATTGTGCTTGGTGTATTTTATCTAGTATACATTTTGTATTACGATGACTACTCAGATTTCTTTCGTATGTAATGAAATATAAAACTTACAGATTTACATCTGAAACAACAGGTGAAGAATGTGAAGTAAAAATAAAAAGGGAGAGTAAAATGAAAAATATATCATTATCTTGGTTACATTTATTATTAGCAATAGTAACGTTTCTGTTAGCATCACCAGCACTTAGAGGTGAAGTTAAGCCTGAGATAATAGGGTATGTTCTTAAACCATCAAACGATGTCCATTGTCAGATTCAGATAGAGATTGTCGAATCTTATGCTTGGGGAAATGTACCAACTATACAAAAAGAACAGACTTTGGATATACTTATGGATAGGATAATATTTGAAGAAACAAACTATTGGGGAGTTAATGAGATATTCTATGTAGACGACACACCCTACATTCTCATTAGACTACCTTACACAGGACATTGGTATGGCAAAGACAACTAAATATTCAAACGCTGGTAAAGGTGATAAGAGTAGAGTATCAGACAAAAAGAAGTACGATAAGAACTACGATAGAATATTCAAACCAAAGATGTCGGACTTTCCGATACCCACCACAAAGGTCTTTAAAAGTAAAAAACGTAAATCAAGACAGCAAGAAAAAATCGATTTAAAAAAAGAAATTGCTTGACTTATATACATTTTCTTTTGTATCTTTAGGGGTAATAAAAGGAGAGTAAAATGAAATCTAAACAACTTAAAAACGGCCTTTGGAAAGACAAAGTCGTTTTCTTCAATGGTTTTCAAGCAAAAGCCGTTGATGTAAAAGGTGGTAAAGTGAAGAATGATACTTGGGTAAAACTCAAGACCAAGCTTCAGTTTCTCAATGGTAAAACTAAATGGGTAGACTTTAACCTTGTAGTATGGGATTAAAAATGAAAGATAAAAAAACAATAATATTCGATTTGGATGGTACACTTGCCATCATAGATAAAAGGAGAGTTCTTGCTGGTAAAACCAAAGATGGTGTACCTACCAACAAGATGGATTGGGATGTATTCTTTGATCCTGATAACGTATTCAATCTTGACCAACCAAACGTACCAGTCATTAAGATGGCTCAAACGTTTGCTAAGGATGGATTTAAAATTGTTATCTTCTCAGGTAGAAACGATAGGTCTTTTCACACCACTAAAAAATGGTTAAAGAAACACGATGTTCCCTTTGACCTTTTAGTGATGAGACCTGATAAGTTTCAGGCTGACTCATGGCCGATTGCTGATGGTAATCCAGCAACACCCGACATGAGATTCATGCCAGACGAAATCCTCAAAACAAAAATGTTAGATACTTTCGTAGATAAAGATGACGTGTTAATGACTGTAGACGATAGACAGAAAGTTGTGGACATGTGGAGAGATTTAGGTCTTACTTGTTTTCAAGTAGCGCCTGGGGATTTTTAATTGATGGGGCTGTAGTTCAGTTGGGAGAACGCTACACTTGCACTGTAGAGGTCGCTGGTTCGAATCCAGTCAGCTCCACTTCCATGTAGAGGTGCCAGAGTGGTCTAATGGGGCGGATTGCAAATCCGTTATTCGTGGGTTCGAATCCCACCCTCTACTCCATTTAATTAAATGCATTTTTTTTAAAATAATGCTTGTTTTATTCGAATATTATTAGTAGCTTTAGGTGTAAGAAAAAGGAGATATTTAATGAATTCAATTTTTAAAGAAATACAAAAAGACATGGACGAGTTCTTCGACCATATAGATTCAATATTAGACAGAGATCCAGATGAGGTCGATGTCATTACTGACCATCTTCCAGAACCTAAGTGTGGTATGGACGAGTTAGTAGAATCACTTAAGAAAAAATTCCCAAATCATACAGTAGTAGGGGGTAACTAATGGATAAAAATTCAACAATCGATTTTTGGGATGCTATAGATAAGTTACTTATCGGTATAAAAAAAGATTACGCTGGTTGGGGTAGTGATATAGACTCATTAGATGAATCATCTAAAAAGATTAGGTTAAAAATGATTGACGAGTTCAATCAAGGTATTAATATAAAGATTGGTAGGAAATACATCAAGGTTATTCAAGGTAGTTCAGTATGGGGATTCATCGCCGCTGGTGATGGTTCACTAAAGGGAATACCACACAAGAAAGGTGATGTCTTTAAGGCAGCTGGTTGGAGGGCTCCTGCTAAATGGGCTAGGGGTTCTATCTTCAGTAAAGATAAGTTTTACTCTTGGACAGGTCCTAACTACCTAATATAATGAGAGGTCAACAACTAATAGATTTTATTATCGATAAGTTCGATGGAACTATAATGGAAGATAACAAATGGCGTGTCAATGGTTCTAAAGGAAATCACTATTGGGTTGAATGGCATCCGTTCCATAAACATTATAGTTGTGGTTGTAAGGGATATGCCTTCAGACGAACTTGTAAACATATCAAGGAAATAAGTAATACATTTAAACAAAATTTATTTAAAAATAATGCTTGACTTGTATTGTTTTTCTGTGTATATTTAGACGTGAAAAAAAGGAAAGAAACAATGAACTTCGGAAAATTTGTAGATGCTGATACTACTACTTATTGGGTAAATAAGAAAACCGGCACTACTCATATGGTTTTTGCTGAGATGGATTGGAGTGGTAATTTAAAGTTACACACTACTACTCTTAATCTTAGGTATGAGAGAGATTACTTCTTTAGGAAAGATGCTGTTGATAGGTTCTTAAAGAATTATGAGTTTGTTTGTGAGAATCCAAACATAGTTTTTTGGAGTAAAGTGTTGGCTAACAAACAACTAAAGAGTGACTTATCTTGGGGTTTGAAAACCAAAGGTAGACTTGGTATTACAAAGGAAGAATTTTTTAACAAAGTAAAGGGAGAAGTATAAATGACATATGTTTATGAATATGTTGTCGGTAATGACAATGTTAAAGTGGAGTATTGCCACAGCAGTATTTCAGACTCAATCAAGGTGGTTGAGATGTGGGTTAATGGTAAGTTCCATAGGACTACTTGGATGAGTCCAGAGGGTAATAAGATGTTGATGAATAGGTTGGAAAATGATATGACAGATAGGATGTGTGGTACTGGTGAATATAGTTCCGAGATAGATTTGGATAGGGATGTCCCTATGATGGCGGCTGTATGAAACTTGAGAAGATATTATTATCATTAGAACTGATTGAGGCTGAACTTGATGACGCTTCAAATCAGTTACCTGAATACAACGCTAATTCAGACGCACTTACATCCCTTGATTGTGCTAAGAATGAATTGTATTGTCTCAAGGACGACTTAGAAAAAGCTATCATAACCGATAAACTATTAGACCCGATTGATAGGTTTGCAGACGACAAGTGATATAGTATGTAGAGAGTGTTCGACAGAGTTGGATTCATCACGAGTCCAACTCGGTCTATTCACTTGTATCGAATGTTCTGATACTGAGAAGTATTCAGCACATATCGTGTATCCACACAAAACAGGTTCGACTGTTCAACCTGTCCAAAAGGATACTAAAAAGAATCTTCAGAGATTAGACCGAAGGTCTGCTAATGGTAATCGAATTGCTAAAGGTATATTCGCTGATAATAGTTGGGATAGGTGGTTAGAAAGTTACTATGACAATATATATAATAAGAGACCAAAGAAAAAAATCTCTCGTAAAAAATTTCAAAATTTCTCTCATATGGAATCCAAAACTCTCTACCACGAAATAGTAAAAGAATTCATCCAAGAAGGTTATCATCAAGCAGTTAACAAAGTTAACGAGTTATATTCCCAAGATAAAATTTCACTAATACAAAAAAGTAAAATGATTGACAACCTAGCAGAGTTAGGTATGATGAATCGTAAAGATAAAAAGAAATTCAAAAATAAAGATTTATAAGACGGTACTAATTCTTTAGTCCACAAAAAGTCAACGACTTTAAAGAAGAAGTGCCGTCTTTTATTTTATACTTATTAATAATAGGAAAGGAAACCTTATGTCATTAAACAAACTACACTTTTTATTAGGTGTCTTAGTAACTTCATTGTCTGTTGTTATCTACATGGAAACAACTGAATTTGAGATGCCAGAGATACCTACCAAAACAGAGACCATAGTTCGTATGGTCAATGTACCTTTTACTCCAAGTGATTACACATCACAGGCAGAAGAAATCAAATCTTCTTTGAATAAATCCAAGCTCAAACATATACTTATTTACATAGAAGCTCTCTGTTGGGAGTATGGGGTTGATTATGAAATGGTTAAAGCCGTTATACAAACTGAGTCCGATTGGAATCATAAAGCTGTCTCCACGAGTGGAGCAATAGGTTTAATGCAAGTGTTACCATCTACTGCAAAATCAGAATTTAACACACCTAAACAAGACTTGTTTGACCCGTATGTAAATGTTACGGTTGGGATAAAGTATCTATCTAAGTTGGATAATCATTTTGATGATTTAGAATCTACACTTACGGCATATAGTCACGGTCCTACTGCTACTAAAAAGTATTCACCCACTTATGTTAACAATAATTTTTATGTTAAACGAGTATTTAAAAATCTAAAATGAATATCGCTACACTAGCTGGTCATTTGGCATTTGGTCTTATCGCCTTTTCTTTTTTAGTTAAGGACATTTTATATTTAAGATTAGTATCTATTATCGCTAGTTTATTTTCAGTATTCTATAACTACACTATACCAATAGAACCGATGTGGTTGGCTATCAATTGGAACTTTATATTCATAGTTGTCAACGTTTACCATGTCGCTGTTCTTATATATGAAAAGAGACCTGTTAAGATGTCTCCTAAAGAAAAAGAATTATACGAAACTATGTTTCGTGGTTTATCACCTGTAGAGTTTCTAAAGATAACTAAGGTTGCTAATTGGAAAGAATTTAAGTCTCCATTACCAATCATAACACAAGGTAAACCAGTAAAAGATTTAATCCTTATCTATAACGGAGCAGTTGATGTTATCGTTAATGATAAGAAAGTAGCCGAACTAAAAGATGGTCAGTTTGTAGGAGAGATGTCTTTCCTTACAGAGAAACCAGCAACAGCAACTTGTAGAGTAGAACATAATGCTGAATGTTTAGTTTGGAATCAAAAAGACTTTAAGGATTTATTGAAACGAAATCCCTCTTTATACTTCACAATACAATCGCTCTTAAGTGAGCAAGTTTCAAATAACTTAGTTACAAGTTCTCAAAAATAATGCTTGTTTTAATGGTTATTTGTTCGTATATTATATTGGATAATTAAATAGGTTATATCGTTCTCAAAGAATTGAATCTCAATTTAAGAGGTTCTTATAGGGGCATAGTTCTTTCTTCCTTTCTTCTATGCCCCTTAAATTTAAAACATAAACTAAGAGGTTAAAGTGAAAAAAAAGAAAATCAAGGTACAGAAGATAGATATGTCCCAATTCATGTTAGATAAAGAAGATGAAAAGCAATTGAAATCTTTAGATAAGTTATCACCATTAAGTGAAAATTATAAGAATAACAAAAGAGTTAATCTTGAATATTTCAACGAAGATGAGTTAGATGATGTTGCTGTTGATGACTATTCAGACTGTGTAGGTCGTGAAGATGTTGAAACGCTGGGTGATATCGGAATGGATGTATATTAAAATTTAAAATCTTAATACTTAAATATAAGTGATTTGGTTGATTGGTAGACTATTTATGAGTATATGGAACAAAAAGAAAATAACGAACAAATCATTAAAGTATTGTCTTTCATATTAAGTAAGTTAGATACATTAGAGATTGAGCAATCTAAACATAAAGAAATGTTTTACAAGGTTCGTAAGAATCTTACAGATGCTAATGATTTAATAAATCAGATACTTGATGTACTAGAGATAGAGAATCCAGAGTTGTATAGTAAAACTATGGAACAATATCAAACTGGTCATGTGAAAGATTTGGTTTCCACGTTAGACAAACATATAGCAGAACTTGACGATTTAAATGACGATGATGTTCTTGACTTATTAACTCAAATAGTAGGAGACGCTTAATGAATTCCGAAATGATAATCTTTTTAGAAGATTTAAAGGCTTTGTTATTAGAATTAGATACACACCATGAAGAGGACCAAAACGAAATCATTATAGAAGTGATAGATTTAATAGATGATAAAATTATCGAATTAGAGTCATAAATAATTGTTACATTTAATTATTACCATTATACTAGGAATTATTGCCATCTTTTTTGGGGTGGTAATTTTCTATGCATTACGCCGTATTAACAATTACGAAAACATAATACTAAACATAAGCAATACTGTAGAATCAATAAAACTTCAACTAAAAACCATAGATGACAAGGGGACTTTCGAGTCCGATGATGAAGTTGGTTTTTTCTTTACTGAAATAAAACAACTTGCAAATGAGTTAAATAGTTTATTTGAAACCGAGGTTGAAGGTGATGAAAAAGAGAAAAAAGAAAAGTAAAATTTATTTTGGTACGCCAGTACATGAAGCTATAATTAGATATAATCATAGTGATAGTCCGATTGAAAGAAACAAAATTTATACTGAAGAGATACATGCAGCATTTCTTAAGTTAGCAGAAAATATAATTAATACTTTTAAGTTTAGTTATTTTAGTTATGGATTTAGAGATTTACAAGAAGAGGTTGTATCTAATCTTGTAATTAATATGCACAAGTTTGATGAAACCAAAGGTAGTAAAGCCTTTAGTTATTTTTCTGTAGTGGCAAAGAATTATCTTATTCTAAATAATAATGCAAATTATAAAAAGATGAAGATTCATGATGACATTGATATTTTATATGGGCATGGTGATGAAGATGAAAACATAAATAAAAATCCATCTACAGATGTATTTAAAAAAACAATTGATTATTTTGATGAACACATTGAAAGATTGTTTCCAAAACATCAAGATAGAGAGATTGCTGAGTCTATATTATATCTTTGTAAGAATAAAGATAGTATAGATAACTTCAATAAGAAAGCAATCTATATAATGATTCGTGAGATGACAGATGTTAAAACATCTAAAATAACACAAGTCACGAATACATTTCGTAAAATATATCCTAAAATTCAAGAAGAAGTGCTTACAAGAGGTCACATAGACAACCTAAGATATACAGGTTCTTTAGTGTAATATTGTAACCATACTATATTTATATGTATGGATAATGATATAAAAATATTCGGTGACAAAAACTTCTCTGATTTATCTCAGGAGATATACGAGAATAACAAGTTAAAGAAAACTCAAATCGACTTGTTAATCCAAGAGG